ACATCAGCTCCTTCACCGATGTAAATATTACCATATCCTTTCCTTTCATCGTCTAAAGCTTGAAGCTCTTCTCGTTTTTGCTGTAAAAGCTCTTCTGTTTCTACTTCGTTCTCTAAATAGCTCGTGGTTCCATAGTCTTCCTCGCAAAGAATACCAGTTTCTATGCATTGAAAAGTGAACTCCCCTTCTCGCCCTTGTTTTTTCTCAATGGCATTGATAAGCTTAAATTTTGCAGCACCAAGCTTATAAACACTAGATGCTGTCATTGTGCTAATCAAGGCAATGCGATAGTCCTGCGCAGCACGTTCCACTTCATCATCAATCCTGTCGTCAGTTTCAACAAAGCGCAATGTAAAAGAAGCGCCTTCTGGAAACCTTGGGCGATTGTCGCTGCCTTGCCATGATTGCGGCCAATATATGCCTCTATCTTCGGAAGAAATGCGAGTGCCAAGGTCATCTTTTGATCGACCAAGAATGTCTCCATTATCTTTAGTCAACTGGCCGTTTTCATCGCGCTCTAATACGAGCACGTTAATAGGCACTACGTCGTAAAGACCAAGGGTATTATTACTAGAAGGGGAAAATGCTTGACTATAACCATCGACAATGATGGCTCCGCCTTTGTTTGCTCGATAAGTGTAATCTTGTGAGCCTTGCCCATCCTTGCTTGGGTCTTGCTCTGCGTTACCAGGCGGAAGCTGAAAGTCACCAAACTTCAGCGGACCGCTGGCATTGTTGCCATAGAGCCAGTATTTTTGAGCAGGAAAATCCTCCAATGGGGCCTGGCCAAATGCAGTAAAACCATATTCATAAGCTTCAATATCTCCAGCTCCGACAACGCCAAGCATTTGAATGAATTGTTTGTTGCCAAAGCTTTGTACAGCCGACCAGACCAAGGATGTATTAACTCTTAGTCCTCCAGCGCTTCTGTTGTCGTCTTCTTTATTGGTATAAACCAAATTCACGGGATCGCCATAGCGTGCCACTTCCTGAAAAGAATTGAAGCCATAACGCGGGCCAAAGATGGCATTGCGACTTTGTTTTCCTACCTTCTGCTGCTGTTCTGGTCGCGCTGTAAGGGCACCAACCACCTGAAAAATAGTGCCAACAACAGTTAGAACAGTTGCAATGATAGATAACGGCTCGTTTCTTATGTCAAAAACAGTCCCTATTTTTTCGTCTCTGTAATTCAATTGGGCAAGATAAAACTGCCAGTATTCTTCTTCTGTAATGCCAAGTGCTTCAATTAATTGATGCTCGTAGGGCAGTAATTTACGCATCGGCCTTTGGCTTGAACCAGTTGAATTCTCTTATCGTCTTTGACGATAAAGCAATGCTAACACTACGTCCTCTTGGAGCAATGCAAATAATGCTTTTGTTTGCTATTGTCCCCAATGCGCTGCGCTGTCCAAGCATTGCCACACAACCAGACGATGGACTAAGTGTTCTGTCGGCATTTTGCAAAAGCCAACGAGCCATTCTCAATGGAGGAAGAGCATTTTCTTGATAGTTCTCATAGGCCCAAGCAAAATCAGCAGCATAATCATAAAGACCAAGCCTTCGTCTGATTGCACAAAACAATTGGAAACAGTCTGTAAAACCGAAGCCATCGTCGGGAGAGGCCCCCCATTTATATTGCAAGCCAATGAGATCATTCATAACTAGCGGAAGCTCACTTCTGCTGTCACTGGCAAAATGCCTACATTTGTAGTGTTAAACGTACGTCGCGGGAAATTTGCTCCAACGCTATCCATAGCGCTTCTAAAACGCAGCTCAACGGTGGTATCATCAAACGATGCGCCCACGCCAATGTAGTATTCGTCGTACGATGCAACTGTGGAGTAGTTTTCATAGCTTGAAAGACTTCCCGTGTTGCCTAGCCATGCAGTTTTAAAAGATAATCGACTAAGCCTATTGCCATCGCCTTCTTCAACTAATGCCACGCTAAATTCACTGTGCGGGAATAGCACACGCAGCAAGGCATTTTCTCCGTTCAATGAAGCAAGAGAGCCTTCTGCTCTGAATGGCGCAAATTCATACAACGGCACGCTTGTACCAGGCACTGCCACTTGAGAATCATTTGTGCCATAGAAAAAATTTTGATAACGATGAGTGGTGCCGCTAATCGGAGTGCCACTGGCTGTGATGCCACTAGCCGTGGTAAGTTCTAAAAAATTGGCAACAATAATCTTCTCGCTCATGACAACTCACCAATCAATCGCACTGTAACATTGCTCACCCCATTGAATACCGCCTCAATTGCAGGAGGCTCTGCATACTCCCAAGAAATACTGTCTGGTGCTCTTAGCTCATTACCAAACGCGCTGTTCATTCCAGAAAACATTTCAGAAGGAAGAGCAAATCTATCTATGCTGCCATTCTGTCCATAGTAGTGATCAATGATTTGCTTTGCCAATGCATCAGTGATGTTTGTAAATTGAAGCTCAATGGAATGACCATAAGATTTGTTACCAAATACGCGCTTAACCGTAGCGCCTGATAAAGCCCGATAAGTTTTAAGAGGGAATTGCCCCGCTGAGTAGGTTCTCGATGCAGGGCGAATAGAAGGAAAATCAGCCATTAACGGATGCCAATGCGAGAGCGAGTGGATGGGCTTTGTTGTATCTTATCAAGGGCCATATTCATTCCCCTGGTAGCACCGCCCGCAATTGAAGCACGGCGTGTTTCAGCCATTGCAACCTCTAATTGCTCACGGCTTACATACTCTACGCCATTAATCTTTGTGCTTTCAAACTTAAGCGTAAGCGGAGCTGCTTGTGCCATGCCTGGTGCATTGCGCCCCATTAAGTCACGAGCAGAACGTTCGCCGTTAATTTGCACTGGAATGGCTCGGCCATTTGGAAGGGGAACAACAGCTTCGTTGTAGCGCCCTTCACCTACAAGGCCAAGAGTCGGGCCGGACACCATGCCGCCGTCAGCAAAGGCACGGAAACCACCAGGGGCAATGCCGCCGTTGGCAAATGCCATGCCAGGAGGCAATGCAGAGGCTGGAATGTCTACGCCTTGAACAATAGAGGAAGACGAACTGCCTCCTCCTTTGAACATGCCACCAATACTGCTAATACCACCGAGCAAGCCGCCAACACTAAGAAGAATGCTGCCGATTCCTCCAAGCGTATTGGAAGTGCCACCTTCTTTGATTTGGTTAATACCAGCGGCAATGCCCATGATGGAGCCAGCAGCGATGCCGATGCCTTGAACTGTTGCGCCCAATGCTTTTTGCCAATTGATATTGGCCTCTGCAGTTTTTTCTGCTGTTTGATTCACCGTCTCCGCGACGCCTTGTGTGGCAGTGTTTAAATTCTCCGTAGCGGCGCCGATGGATTCCTCAAATTGCATTCCTGCGGGCATCTGGTCAATTGGCACGTCAATACCTTGAACAATGGCGGAAGCACCTGGCAATGCATTGGCGGCGGATTGGGCTGCACCTCCTGGGCCACCAGCCGCGCTTCTTATTGCAGCCGCGTGACCTTCAATTTTCTGTTGTGTTTCACGCGCTGTTTTTAATTCCTGAAGCTGTTTTTCCGTGGCGGAAAGTTGCTCTTTGCGTTTCGCTTCTTCACTGGGCAGGCCAAATATTGCACCAAGTTGATCCTTGAAGAATTTTTCAACTGGCTGCATTGCAAAGTCAAAGAACATGGTCAAGGCTTGATCAGCCAAGGCTTCCTGGGCCTTTTTGAGTGCTTCCACCGAATCGCCGCCTTTGGCGATTTCTTTAAACATATCACTGTATGCGCCCGTGACGCCTTCCACCGCCTGATTAATACGCGTAGAAGTTTCTTCTAGAGCTTTCAGCGCGTCAGCATTTTTCATTGTTGCAATAGCGCTTTCGAGAGCAGCAATTTGATAAGCTTTTTGTGCTTCAGTTAAGTCTTGCAACTCTTGCTTATTCTGCGCAATAGCCTCTGCATTACCTTTTAAGGCGGCGGTTTCATTTGGAGTTAAAGCGATGCCATCCTTTTGTTTCTTTTGCAGGGCCGCAAGAGCCTTTTCATAGTCTTCGGTTTGTTTTTTGTTCCTTTCAATTCGCTCTTGCATTTCATAATTAGCCTTCGCAAGATCTTCTTGGTATTTAATGTATTCTTGCGGCATTCCTTGTAGCTGTAGATCATTTCTAATCTTCATTAAATCATTTTCAAGCCTTTGTTCTGCGACCGGGAAAATAGTATCAATATTTGCCTTGATCAAAGCGCTGCGTTTTTTTAGGGCTTCATTTGTGGCCATAATTGCAGTGCGTGCAGCCATCTCTTGCTGCGTGGCCATCTGTGTTTGTTCTACTTGCAGTTTGCCTACAGCCTTGTCCGCACGACGCTCTCTCGCGCCTGTTCCTCCTCCAATGCCAAGGATTGATTGAACTTTGGCTGTAAGCTGCTTCTCCTGTCCAACTGGCACTTGGGCACCAGGCACGTCAAATGCAAGGCCAGCATAATGAGCGGATCCAGGGGTATGGCGACCAACGGGGCTTCGTCCCTTGAATTCTGTTACCTGCACACCAGCCTTGGTAAGCTGCTGATATGCAGCCTCTGCCAATGCGCGAGAAGCAAATGCAAGATGCTCGTGATAATTGCCGCCACCATGGTCGGCCTGGTAATAAGGGCTAGAAGGATCTCCCGTGATATATTGAGTCATGCCACTTGGCAGGCCTTTTCCGCCGCCTCCACCTCCGGCAGCAGCAGCAGTATTTTCCGCCGCCCTGTAGTCCGCCACGGCTTTAGCAGCATCTTGCTCTGCCTTACGGATGATGCTGATGCGGTCAAGCTCTAGTTTCTGTAAATCTTGTTGGAATTTTTCTTGACGAGCTTGGATTGAATTAAGCCCTGCAAGCTCGTAGGAATTGCGAGCATCAATCAATGCGAGTTGATGCTGGAAGGCTTGGTCGTCAAGAGACATGCGACCTTCCGTGATTGCTTTGTTAAGTGCATTCTGAGAATTGGCGGCATCAATGGCGGCTTGCTGCTGCTGATTTGCAAGCTTTTCTGCTCCAGACTGCCCTTTGCCATCTGCAGCACCGGGTGGAATGTCTTTCAATTGTTGCCTACTAGCATCAATTTGACGCTGCCTATTTACAGCCACTCGGGATGCCTCTGCAGCCGCCTCATCCGCCTGGCCAGCCTCATTGAGTGCTTTAATTCTTCCTTGTTGCGCAGCTTTTAAATTTGCATTAATTTGCATTTGGCCACCAGATGCAACGCCGCCCATGTAATTAATGCCAGATGCCAATCCGGTCCTTTGTAATGTCGCATATTCTTCCTGGGTAATTTTTTGCGCTCCACCTTTCAAGCGATTAAGAATGGCTGTGGCTTTTTCAATGGATTGCAACTGAGTTTCAATTTCTTGCTGTTTAGTCTGAGCGGCGGCAATATCACCAGCTTCTGCAGCCCTATTTAGTTCATCTGTCAGGCCAGCAGCCTTTCTTCGTGCATCATCTGCAGCGCTGCCAATATTTAAAAGTCGTTGAGCAACAAAATCAAGCCCAAGCAAAACTGCGCCTACGCCAAAAGAAATCAAAGTAACCTTCAATGCCATTGCCGCGATTCTTGCGGCATTGAAAGCGGCGGCCATCGCGTATATCCTTGCAATCGCGGCGCTAATGCTGGCAATCCATCCTTGAATTTGCGCAATGCTTAATGTACTCATGAAACGAATTATTGCGGCAGTTGCTTGCACAATGCCAGTGCTGACTAGTAATTGAAACGCACCAGTCAAAGTACCAACAATCGTTGCATAAAGAGCCACTCGTGCTACAAAAGGAATAGAGATGAAATCAAGAACAAGCTTTGCCACTGTAGTCAGTGGCTGTACCAGCACGCTAAGAGAAGAAATAAAGCCTCCAATATTTTGAGCAGCGGAAACGATAGATGGGATAATATTTTTTAGTGTTGCGTAAAAATCTTGAGCCCTGGGAGTAAGCAGATTAAAGCCTTCCCCACCAATAACCAAATTATCGGTGAAAGCCTTGATGACATCTGTTGCATCTTTGATCATGCTTTGCACAGCGGGTCCGACGACTGCCGCAAAAGCATTCACCATTGGCTGCAAAGATTCATACATCGTCTGCAAAGAATTTTGCATGGCGTTCATTTGCCCTTGCAATGTTTTGGATGCTTTTGACGCAGCATCGCTAAACTTAGTATTCATCAATATTGCTACATTCTCAAGGAGCACTTTCATCGCGTCGCCCTTGAACATTCCATCTTCTAGAGCCTTGGTAAACTCTGTCATGCTCATTTTTGCTGCTTCGGCAAAAAGTGCAACACTGCCAGGTAAAACGTCGCCCAACTGACCCTTGAGTTCCTCCGACATGACCTGGCCTTTGCTGGCCATTTGCCCAAACGCATAAAATACGCGATCCACTTGATCAGCGCTCAGCCCAAAAGTCGCAGCGGCTTTAGTAATGCCACCGAAAAGATTTTGAATACTGCCCGGATCGAAACCAGCAGGCTGCAATGATGCAAATAATCTCGTGAAGCCTTCCCTTGCACTGTCAATGGGGATATTTAATTCTTTGATTGAGTTTTCAATAAACTTTAACGATGGGCCAAATTGCCCTGTTGATTGAGTGACGGCATCTAGTTGATTGCGAAACACTTCAAGATTTTTGGCTGCCTCAAAAGCCTGTCCTGGTAAAGACGTGAAAAACGCTAATGCTTTATACGCCGTGCCATAAAGCAGCACTTGTTGAGCGGCGTGTCCAAATTCGGCTCCTAAGTCTTTAATCGCAGAAGTTAAAGGAAGAGTTCTTTGATTTAAAAATTCACTGGCGCGTTCCAATTGGGTGGGAAGCGTGCCGAGCATGTGGTAACCCGGAGGAAGTTGCGACGACCGCCCCATCCCTCCACCAGGGAATGCAAGGGCGCCTCCTCTTCCACCATCGCCCCCTCCACCAGTTCCGCTAACTCCACCGTAACCAAAGAAGCCGCCACCTCCATAATTCGTAGTAGTACCAGCAGGTGGTAACGCCGCCTGGATTGGCGCCCCTGGAAGCTGAGGCCCTTGGCCAAATTGAAAGAAGGATCGAGGCGGCGTGGTTGCCATGCCCGCGAAGGGGTTGGGAGCGTAAGGAGACACTGGCCCGATGGAAAGCTCCAGTGCGCGACGAGCTTTATTGATTAAGTATTCGGCAGCCCTGCTTAATGGTGCCTGTTCCATTCCAATCTGCGGAGATTGAATCGCAGGCAAACCCTCAAACATTTGTCTTGTCATGCGAGAAGCACTTGTTTGCCCTGCCGCAGGAAGAAGGAGTTGACCAGCTTGCTGCGGATCACGCACTCGCTCATAAAGCTCACGCGCAGACGCGCTCATGATCCCTTTACTTAAAAAATCAGCTAAAACAGTTCCAGTCTTTCCGATCCATGGATTTGTTGTTCCTACGCTTTTCGTATACTCCGTAAAATCCTTGGCAATGGCCTTTAGCAATGGATCAAAAGCTTTTCCCTTGAGGTCTAAAAATTTCAGTCCCTCTTGCTTAAACTCCGCTTGTTTATTGGCAGCACCAATTAGATCAGTGGTAATTCTCCGTTCGGGCATCATGCGCAACATTCGTTGAGCAGCGCGAGGATTTTCTGTAAGATTTGCTATGCGGTCCAGCATTTCATTGAGATTGGGCATGGAACGCGCAGCGCTTGTTTGCTTTTGTCCCCTGAGAGGCTGCAAACTTGCTTCAAAGCCAAGTCCTTGCTGGTATCTTCCGCGAGCAATTAAGTCCCTGATTGCCCCTAAGGCAGAAGTCCGACTAGCTCCTTGTGGATTCTGAGCCTGGAATGCTTGC